TGGAAATCAATCCAATAATTGTGCACATTGCACTATAAAAATCAGTTATTTTAGAACATTATGTACTTGTGTCCGTGTGTGAGAAACACATACAGGGTTGATGTTTTCGAACATGTGTTCAATGAACAAAATGGTCTTTGAATAAATCCAAATAATGGCGTATGATATATGTATCGAATGAAAGAGAGGTATTAAAAATGAAGAAAGTTAAAGAAAGCGTACAGGAATTGTATCAGGAGAAAGTAGTAACAGAATTTCATATGAGTCTTAAAGAAGGATCTACTATTGAAGAAGCTTTTAATAATGCGTCAATACTTGCAAGAGGCATTTCGAACGGTGGAACATATTTAGGATATGAATAAGATTACGTAAAATGCATCGAGTTTTTATCGACTGCAATGATGAATATAGGAGATGAAAAAATGACAGATTACGAAGAAAGCTACAAAAATTATCTTGCATGGCTCACTCCACGTGAGCTATTGCAGGAATACAAGATCATGCGTTTCCCTTGGCGTTATCGGGAACGAAAATGGATCAAAGAAGAGATAGAAAGCAGGTGTATATATTAATGTTAGATTGTATTTTATGGTTTGGTTTTGGTGCAATATTAATTTTCCCGTATGGCGTATGGTGCGGTGCTAAATGGTCAGGAGGTTATAAAGGATGAATGTTGGATTTTTTGATATTGTTTTTGCGTGTAATATGCGGACAACTCCTGAAGAGTGTGAGGAGTGCAGATACAAAGAAGCATGTGATAAATTCAAGATGTGTTTTGAGATTACTCCAGACTTGTTATGGTCGAAGATGTCAAGCCATGAATATCTTTTGAAATGTATTTATGAATGGGGGGAATACCAGAATGAGCAGACCGTTAAACAGTAAGAAATCATGGTATAAAGTTTACATCAAAGAATTAAATACACCAAATATAATGAAAAGTGAGTGCAAATATAAATGCGATTACCTATTAGTACAGGCATACACAGGTGCAGTCGCAATGGCAATCGTTCAGGACTATGTTGTGGAGTTTGAAGAAAATTTCCGTCCTGTGTACTACAATAAATTAGAGGGAGGTGTTCCGATTGACAACAAAAAAGTCTTATTTGAAGAAGAGTAAACCACAAGGTCTTACAAGAGGGAAAGATGATTACACACCCCTTGCCCTTGAGTTAACGTGGGAGATGAAAGACGTGAGAAAAGAGTATTCACGTCTGAGATCAATCTGGCGTAAACGCTATGAGAGATTGCTGAAATCTGACTATAAGGATATTAACCTTGTAACAGATCGACCGATCCAACGTTACAAACAGTTGAAAGATATTACAAGTGATAGAGAAATCTATCACTTGTTGTCCGAACTAGCAACTATTATTGCATCAGATAGAACAACAATCACAGGACTGAAAAAACGTGAAAAAGAAAAGATGCAACATATTAATGATGTGTATGGAACGGAGATAAAAACACATGAGGATTTACTTAATTTTGGTAGATTTATGGAACAGCTTCGGGATTTTGCTTCGGATCGTATATATGATTCAGATTTTGCAGTTGATATATATGCTGATGGCGAAAAGCTGAGTACAGGTAAAATGTTAGAGCTATACAAGGAATTTTTGAAAACTGGATCACGTAATATTGAAAAATTGAAATCTGGAATAGCAAAGAAAGAAAAAGTAAAACGTCAGAAAAGGAAAGCAGGTAAACGTAAACGTAGGAGGTAACACATGGAAAATCTGTATACTGTCGATACATATAATTATACTAGAATACAGAATTTACCCTGTTTACATGATACTAGGTCTAACAAAGGAAGTAAAAAAGCAAAAGGTTATAAAAATTGCCTGTGTGCTTTCGATATCGAAACAACTAGATTGGAAGAAATCGAGCAGTCAATAATGTATATCTGGCAGTTTTCAATTCTTTTTCTTGATGATTTACATATTGATACGATAATTGGAAGAACGTGGACAGAATTTGAGTTATTTCTTGATAATCTTATGAATGACGATAACTACGCGCATTACATGATTTTTGTACACAATCTTTCATATGAATTTCAGTTTTTGCGTGGTATATATACATTTTCACCGGATGAAGTTTTTGCCATAAAATCACGAAAAATATTGAAATGTGAAATGTTAGAGCGTTTTGAATTTAGATGTTCATATCTGCAAACTAATATGTCACTAAATACGTTTACCTCAAAAATGAAAGTAAAACATCAAAAATTATCAGGTGAAAAATTTGATTACAGTAAAAAACGTTTTCCATGGACAGAACTAACCGATTATGAAATAAAGTACAGTACATACGATACAATCGGACTAGTTGAAGCAATGTATAAACGTATGATACTGTCAAATGACAATTTATATACACTCCCCTTAACGTCAACCGGTTATGTACGTCGTGAAACGAAAAAAGCAATGTATGGATGGGCCAGAAAACACAAGGATATTTTTCCGACTATAGAAGTTTTCGATCTGCTAGAGGAGGCGTTTCGGGGTGGAGACACTCACGCTAATCGTTATTACTCAGGAACAGTGATACATGCAGACGGTAAAAAGATTCTGGGAATCGGTTCTTATGATAGATCATCGTCTTATCCTGACGTTGTGTTGAATTGTGTTTTCCCTATGACACGTTTTGTTTATATCGGATCAATAACAGAGAATGACATAGAGAAGAAACTGGATAGAGGAAAAGCACTATTATTCCGATGTAAAATAACAGGTATTGATCAGATCGACAAGTATTACGGAGCACCCTATATTTCATATTCAAAATGTAGAAATGTTTCCAGTGAAACATTGGATAACGGACGTGTTTTAAGTGCTGACTATATCGAAACAACGCTCACTGATATTGATTATGAGATAATGAAACATGAGTACAAATGGAAAAATTTAGAAATAACAGAGTGTTACGAAAGCAAATATGGATCACTGCCAGAACCGTTGAAAGACATTTTCCGTAAATATTATACAGACAAAACAGAATTAAAAGGCATAGTGGAACAGGAGCTTTTTTACAATCTGCAAAAGGCATTGCTTAACGCGGGTTACGGAATGATGGTACAGTCACCAGTAAAGAAATCATTAATATTTACAGAATCATCGGAAGATATATATACAGTTGATGAAAATGTTTCACGAGAAACATTACTTGCAAAATATAATAGAACTGCATTTCTTCCTTATCAATGGGGTGTATGGGTAACAGCATGGGCACGCCTGCGATTGAAAGAGGGTATAAACATAGTTGGAGATCGTTACGTTTACAGCGATACGGATTCAGTAAAATATATAAAAGTAAGAGGTGATAATATTGACGAGTTATTTGATAGATACAATTCTGATAGAAAAGAGCAAAGTATCTCCAATTCCGCATACGCTACAGACCGTTATGGCGTTAAACATTATATGGGGGAGTATGAATTCGAGGATAATTATATTGAATTCTCCACCCTTGGTGCTAAAAAATATGTCTATAGAACGAAAGACGGAAAACTACACGCAACAATCGCAGGAGTTAATAAAAAGCTTGCACCAGATGAGTTGGAAGAACATGGAGGAATTGAAGCCTTTAAAATTGGTTTCACCTTTTTACGATCGGGAGGAACTGAAAGCGTGTACAATGACGTTCCTTATGGGGATTTCACCGTGGAAAATCATGTTTTAAAAATTACACAAAACGTAGTTATCAGACCGTCAACATACACAATAGGAATAACAGATGAGTACCGCAGGATTTTGGCAGACGCAAGAACTTTAAAAGAATTTAAAGAGACCTTTGACAGGAATTAATATTAGTGCTATAATAATTCAAGTAACAGAGATAATACAGGGAGGTGAGAACATGAAAATCACAAGAGAGTTAAAAAATTAACAAAATTAATGTTATCTGCCACGATCCAGAGAACAAATGTGAGATTACAAAAGAATTAGTCTTAATTGGAAATTTCACAGACGATCAGATCATCAAAGAGATCAAAAAAAGAAATTTTGGAATCGTTATCGACTGGGAGCGAAACGAGGAAGAAACTAAAAATCTATGGCATGGACGCTGAAACGTTTTTAATGCACGCAACTTTCACAAAATCACCAAAAGAAAAGGAGAACTAAATCATGGCAAAGAAACAGTATACTATTATTAAATCATCTGGAAACCTTGATACTTATTCAGAATATGATCTTATTGAATCACCTGCAATCGTTTCACTTAAAAACGTAGAAAACAAAGGACTTATTTGTGTGGGGGCATGGGTGAAATATCTCACACTTGACGGAGAGGGAAACAAGATCACCTGTATTTCAGTGCAGGATGCAAATACTGGAGAAGTATTCTCCGGTCAGTCAGCAACTTTCCGTGAAACATTTGAAGATGTAACAGACCGTGTAGCTGACATGGACGAAGTACAGGAAATGTTCTTCATCGAAGTCCTTCACAGAACATCAAAATCAGGTCGTGACTATCTCATTTGCGCACTTGTTTCCCCGGATCGTGCGCTTGCCCGTATGGGATATTCTGAAAAGAATGTTCCTATGCCAGAGCCACAGAAATAATATGTTATCATTATATGAAAATAGCGGGTATCTGTCGATACCTGCTATTTTAGGATATGGGCAAAAATTCAACTACGTATGGGGCGGACGAGGTACGGGGAAAACATACGGAGGCCTAGAATACTGTATTGAACATAAGAAAATTTTCGTATATATGCGATCCTTGCAGGCGCAGATTGACACAATCAAAATTCCAGAGCTGTCACCTTTTAAGAAGATTAACAAAGACAAGGGATGGTCAATCTATCCGAAAACGATTGGAAAAAATGTTGCAGGATTTTACAACACATACACAGACGATAATGGGAAATTGGTGTATACAGGGCCGATTCTCGGCTATGCAATCGCCCTAAATACGTTCGCTAACTTACGTGGTTTCGATGCTTCGGATGTTGAGATAGGAATATATGATGAGTTTATCCCTGAGAAACGAGAGAGAAAAGTCGAAAATGCGGGCTATGCGTTTAAAAACGCATACGAAACAATGAATCGAAACAGAGAGTTAGAGGGTGAAAAACCAATTCAGTTCCTACTCTTTTCCAACTCTGAAAATCTATCCTGTAATATGTTCATTGAAAACGACTTAATGGAAAAAGTATCTGCAATGGATATCAAAAAACAATCAGTGTCAATCATGCAGGAAAGAGGGATCGGACTTTTTAACTTATTCGATTCACCAATTTCAGAGCGCAAGAAAGAAACAGCCCTGTATAAAATGTCTGGAGCTGATTCCAATTTCAATCGTATGGCACTCGGCAATGAGTTTTATTCTGCCGATTACACAGGAATAAAAACAACAAACATCAAAGAATTAATACCTTTGTGCCGGATGGATTCAATTACAATATACGAGCGGAAAAACAAAAATACAATATACGTTACCCGTCATCACTCGGGTAACCCACCAACATACACACAGTCTGACAAGGATATCAAAGCTTTTCGCCGCGACTATGTGTATCTCTGGGATATGTACCTTTCTAACAAAATCACTTTTGAGGATATCACATCAAAATCACTTTTTGAAACTTATTTCAAGGACAAGTATTGACTTGTCCTTTTTTGATTGTTATAATCTTTAGTAGAAAGACAAGTGTTCGTGGCACACGTACAACACGTTGGGAGCGTGGGATCATAATGATCCAATGTGCATGAGTAGGTACAACTCAAGAATTTGTAGCACTTAATCTTTCAGCACATATGCAGAGTGTCAAAGCCTGCATATGTTTTGTTTCACGTGAAACATTTCTCACCTTTCTTTAATGTTTCACGTGAAACATATATTATATGTTGTGCTAATATATAATGGAGGTGAAATATGGACGTTAATTCATTATCAACACTTATTAGCAATATCGGAGTGCCTTGCGCTTGCCTGATTGCAACTTTTTATTTGTGGCAGAAAGAAACAGATGCTCACAAGGAAGAAATGAAAAACATGACAGAAGCACTCAACAACAACACTCAGGCACTTACAAAACTCACAGACCATATTACAGGAAGTGAAAATAATGACAATTAACTACAACAAAAATATCAGAGGTGTGTATATTGTCGCAACGAACACAGGGCCTCTGATGGTCAGGGCAGAGCCTAACACAGACGGAACAGTTATCGCAGAAATGCCGAAAAACACAAAATGCATCTGTCTGGGATGTTATTCTGGAAACTGGTATGCAGTCACTTACGAACATGACGGTATCATTTCCACCGGATTTTCACATAAAAATTATTTAAGGAGGGATTACAAGATATGACACTCGATAATCTTATCACACTTATTACAGCGGGATTCACAAAAGAAGAAATCCTCACAATGTCAGGCACAGACACCCAGCGTGCCCCACAGCCACAGCCACAGCCACAGCCACAGCCACAGCCACAGCCACAGCCACAGCCACAGTTCTATCCACAGAACTATCCGCAGACACAGGTGCAGGGTGTACAGGGATATACACAGCAGTTTCCACAGATGTTTCCACAGGCACAGCCACAGGCACAGCCACAGGCACAGGCGCAGGCATATCCGCAGACACAGCAGATTCAGCAGATCAGTGAACAGAATGATGTTCTGAGTGCTCTTAAAAGTCTCACAAGCGCGGTGCAGAGTAACAACGTTAATCTGATGCAGAACGCAGTTCCGAAGCAGGTTACAACCGAAGATGCTATTGCTAGCATTATCAATCCTCCAAACTATGAGGGATTAACAGGAGGTGAAAAATAATGGCGAATACATTAACTTTTGACCAGATCAGCACAGTTCTGAATGATATCGTTAAACAGGCAACAGGTGTTGAAACCATGAAAGCAACAGATACAAGTTCTTTCGTGGCACAGGCACAGACAGCGTTACTTGTCGGAAATGACAGGATCATGAACAGTATTTCTCAGGTATTAGACAGGACGATCTTTTCCGTAAGACCATACAACGCTAAATTTAAGGGGCTGAGAAGAACTACACAGCAGTGGGGAAACCATGTGCGAAAGTTGGGGATGCTGGACGATGATTGGGAAAACGATCAGAGACAGCCACTTGAGGATGACACAGCGGTAGATATGTATAAGATCAAAAAAGGAAAAGTTTTACAGACAAATTTCTATGGCAGTCAGGTCTTCCAGAGACACAGAACGTACTTTAGGGATCAGTTAGATCAGGCTTTCAGAAATCCAGATGAGTTTGGACAGTTTATTTCCATGTATACTCAGAACACGATGGATATGATCGAACAGGCACATGAGAGCATGGCAAGAGCCTGCGTTGCAAACTATATCGGAGCTAAAAATATCTGGCAGGCAGGAGTTACTGCAAGTACTGATGGGTATACTGGAGAGCATGTTGTTAAGTTGCTCACGATGTACAATACCGAGAACGGAACAAAGTTAACCGCTAATGATGTAAGAAAAGCGGAGAATTTCCCGAGTTTTTATAAATGGGCTTGTGCTAAGATCATGACTTACATGGACTTTTTCACAGAGAGAACAACTCGATTCCATGCGAATATCACGGGAAAAGAGATTGCACGGCATACTCCGCTGAGTATGCAGAACATCATGATTTTTAGCCCAGATCTTCATACCGCAGATACAACGGTTCTGAGTAATACGTTCCATGACCAGTATCTCAAAATTGCGACAAATGAAAAGGTTAATTTCTGGCAGACACTTGACAGTCCGATGGATATTAATGTAACGCCTTCCGTTATGATTCCGGATGGAAGTGTAGAAAAGGGAGAAGCTCAGGCAATGAGCAACATCTTTGCCGTACTGTTTGATGAGGAGGCTATGGGGCTTACTACTATCAAACAGTGGAGTAGCACAACGCCTTTCAACAGTGCCGGTGGTTACTGGAATATTTACTATCATTTCACTGACAGATATTGGAATGATCTTACAGAAAATGGTGTTGTTTTTGTTCTTGAATAGGAGGATAATGTAATGGCGGTAACAGTCAATTTTAAGACAGCAAGCAAAAGAGTAAATTCTACAGGAGTTGTCGGCGGTGATGTTACCGCCGTTTCCTGTAATATTAACGAACCGTGTTCAATCGAAAATCCTCAGATTATACTAAGAAATGGTGGATCGGCACCCAGTTGGAATTATTGTGAGATCAGTGAGTTTGGGAGATCATACTGGGTTGAAGATTGGGAATACAAAAATAATACATGGATTGCGCATTGTGTTGTGGATGTGTTGGCAACGTATCGTGATACGATACAGAGTACAAATTTGTATTTTTTGAGAAGCTCGACAAGTTTTGATGGTACGATTATTGATAATTTATATCCTGCTAAGACAAGTCCGATAACACACGCATACGCAATAGAAAACGGTGCTTTTCCTGCAACATCAGGAATTAGTGGTGGGTGTTATGTGTTAGGGATCGTTGGTACTGATGGTCTAAATCAATATTACGCATTTACACCGGAATATTTTAAAGGCTTTTGTTCACAGATTTTTACTAATTTAGATTGGGCAGACATTTCTGGACAACAGATAACGGAAAATTTATTGAAATGCTTATTCAATCCCTTTCAATACGTAGTCGGCTGTATGTGGTTTCCGTTTCCATTAAGTTCCGTGGATCCTGATGGTTCTGTAGTTCCGTCCGTATCAGAAATAAAACTCGGTTGGTGGTCGTTTAAACAAGCATGTTATAAGATACCAGATAAACCTAGGTTTAACATTAGATTTGAAGTTCCTGTAGAAGAACACCCACAAGTCTCTCGTGGGACTTTTTTAAACAGTTCACCTTTTCGCAGAATTACAATGGAAATCAATCCATGGGGGCGCTTTGAAATTGATGGTTCAGTAATTGGTAGTGCAAATAAAATAAATGTGCTAGAAACTATTGACATGATGAGCGGGATTGCTCAGTTACAGGTTTCAACCGCAACTCAAACACTACACAGTCAATTTGCGGTTGTGGGCGTACCTATTCAGATCAGCGATTTACAGAGTAATGTTCTAGGATCGTTGATGAATACAGCCGGAGCTGTAGGACAGTTTGCCACAGGTAATTTTTTGGGCAGTGCAAACGGTGTTGTGAGTGCTATTGACAGTATATTGCCAACACCTATAAGTAATGGTAGTAATGGATCAATGCTATCCACAATGAGAGTTCCGACTATTGAACACATGTTTTTAACTCTGGTTGACGAAGATAGATCAGACAATGGTCGGCCTTATATGAAAAACGCTACAATGCAGGATTTAGGCACCGGGTATTACGTTGTTGAAAATGGTTCAATTAATGTAATAGGTGCAACCCGAAACGAAAAAGAGCAGATCAAACAATTTCTTGAGGGGGGTGTATATTATGCGTAGCTTTCCAGCAAGCAATATTTCAATGTTTGTCTCACTTATGACAAGCGCTAACTCAGGTCAGAATCCGTGGGGATCAGGTGGGGCAGGTGGGATCGGTGGGTTAATGTTGCAGGCAATGAGTTGGTGGATAGAAAAATGTAACGATCCTGCGGTTGGTTATTCACAGAACTATAGAAACGAGCGTACAGTTAATGGTATAACGTACTACGATTGTTCCTCTTTTGTGTGGTATGGTTTAGGTCATGCAGGTTATGAGATCAATTTGAGTGCTTGGCCTTTTACAACTTACTCCATGGGCGGAATTTTAAAAAGTATGGGGTTTGAGGAAATTATAATAACAGACTTTGCTACTTTTGATTTTCATGTTGGAGATATTCTTGTTATTAATAGCAGTGAACATCAACATACTGAAATTGTTCATGATATTGACAATGGGGGTCATACTATGGGGGCACATACTTCTAAAAAACCTTTGCCGGATCAGGTTAGTATTAATACATATGATATACAAAGTGGTACTCATTACACACATTGTTACCGTTGGCCTTTTTCTGGTGGTGATTGGCAAGTTGGAGGAAACAGTGAGTATTTTGGAGATCCCACGGCTAACCTGTGCGGAAACAATGAAAAAGCCATAAATAACGCAACTGTGATTTTAAATTATTTTAAATCTCAGGGATGGAGTGTAAATGCTATTGCCGGACTTTGTGGAAATATTCAACAGGAAAGCACTTTCAATCCCGCTCTGATTGAAATTGGAGGTACTGGGCATGGACTTGTGCAGTGGACACCGCCGACTGATTTATATAAGGTCATTGATGTGTTATACGGAACTCATAATGATTGGTATGATGGTCAGAAACAGTTGAGTGTTATTTTTGCTGAATTTCAGCAAAGTTCGGGAATTAAAAACTGGGGTATTGAGCCACAGTGGTATAGCACAAGTGCGTATCCGTTGAGTTGGAGAGAGTGGAGTGTTAGCACACAAGATGCAGGATATCTTGCACTTGCTTTTCAGGCAAACTATGAAAGACCTGCTAGTATACATCAGGAACGTGCCGGATATGCTAGAGCGTGGTTTGATTATTTTAATAATTTGTAGGAGGTGAATATATGTTTGGATGTAATACAGGTGTTGGTGCTCCTGTGATGTATAATTATATCAATCAGTATAATAGTAGCATAAGCCCTAGTACTAATCATTGCAAAAATACTCAGTTGTTTTGGTATTTTCAGAGATATTTGTTGCAGAAAGCTATTTCTGTGATGAAGTGGGAAGTGCCGGATAACTGGGATAAGGATTATTTTTTGTACTGTTTGTATTGCTGGGGTACGGTTGCGATCATTAACACGGATAAGTTTGGTGTGATCCCACAGGGGTGTGCGCTTAAAGGGTATAACGTTTTTTACAGACCAGCACAGGCCGTGATTAGCAATCCACTTTTAAAAGGTGTGATTGAACCTGTAATTGGAGAACAGTGTGTTCTTTTCAAATGTACTGCCGACTATGGGGGGATCATGGATCTTGTCGGGAGATATGCGAATGAAATGGCTATCGCTATGGAATCGTTAGATATGAACGTTATGAACAGTAAACTTGCGTATGTTTTCAGAGCTAGGAATAAAGCAGGAGCTGAAAGTCTGAAAAAAGTTATGGATCAGGTCATGAGAGGTGAGTTAGCTGTTTTCTATGATGAGAAACTGAGAATTCAGAGAGGGAATCAGACGGAAGAACCGTGGGATTATTTTGTCAATAATTTACGACAGAACTATATTGCGGGTGATGTTCTGGATACACTGAGAAGATTGGAAGAGTTGTTTTGTACGGAAGTCGGTATTCCCTCTGCCAGATCAGATAAGAAAGAAAGAATGATATCTTCCGAAGCTGAGAGCAATGATGTGGAAACTTCAACTCGAATGGAAATGTGGCTTGATGGGTGGAAAAAAAGTTGTGATGATGTTAAGAAAATGTTTGATGTGGATGTAAATGTAAATTGGAGACACAACCCGAATAAAAATGTCTCACGTAAAACATCAGGAGGTGATGATGTTTGAGTTTATTAACCGTTGAGGGATTATATAACTATGACAACACATTGTTTGACGGTTTCAATGTTCCAGAGAGGCTTGTAAAACAGATTGCTATTGATACAATTTTGATGCGGACGAGAGAGTTGGAGATTTTATATCCAGATTTTA